GCGTTTATTTCGATTTCAGTATCACAGTCCAAGAACTGTTCATAGATGAGTGACTTGATATCGAACTGGATTGCTCCAACAGTAGACATATCTGGCGCTCCGATGGGGTTAAGCTGGTGATGTTGTGCTCCGACAATGCTGGCTAAGATATCCTCTCCAGAGGACGTCATAGCCGGAACTTGAGCGGTTGGTTGGGGGTTTGGTTGAGATGGTAATTCTGCCACACCTTGAGCTCTTGCAGCTTGATTCATTGTAGCAGGCTCAATTGGCATATCCGCATTTGATTTTACCACCAGGGGTTGAGGATGTGGTTGGAATGGTAAATCTTCTGCGTTTGATTTTACCATTAGGTCTTTCAAGGAATCATCTAGCTCCTCAACTAGTGTTTCCTGCTCTTGCTTGCGTATTTTACTAAGGAGTGCAAGCATCTCCTCTTTTAGGTCACGTCCGGGTGTGTAGATCTTGCCGTCACATGTTGTGACGGTTTCTATTGGTCTTTCAAAGGACGCAGTCTTTTTCAGCTCCTCTGCTGCCAAGTTCTTAGCAGCTTTCTTGGTGGTAGCTTTACCCTCTGTGGTAAGAAACGCAGGCGTTTCCACTTCGAGGTTACAAATCCACTCACCATCTAGTGGTGTATAGGATTCATCGTAGTGTCCATGTAATTGGTGACGGTTTAGGTAGTCGTTCAACCATGAAGTGGCCATAATGAAATTTTTGTTTGTTTGTTTCGTGTTAGAATTAACAAAATGGATTTTATTTTGATTTATTTGGTTGCCAGTTTCCTGAAAAACTGGCGAATTTTTGAAGCCAAGAACGTACATCTTGAAAAATTCTCTGTAATGGGTGTAGGTGTACATTTCAGGTGTTAGATTATAATGTCTGATTAATTTCAGGCATCGCGCTCTAATCTCGTTGAAGACTGGTTCTGGATGAAGTGATGCTTCAAACAGTGCAACGCTGACGTTTTGATTTATCTTCTCAGGGGTTTCCTCGGTAACATAGAAAAGACTTGTTTCAATCGAGGATCTTTTGAGTGCCGGGTACACGATTCCATTTTCTGCTATGTACTCACGGGAACAAAACGAAAGTGCTCCGTCTTGTTTCGCTGGAGTGAGCCTAAGATTGAACAGTGCGGCGTCTTGCTTTAATTCCTCAAATGTGACCCCTAAGTCCATGCGTCTTATACAGTCATCACCTAGAATTTTCATGGTGACTCCAGTCATGATCTCATCGTATGTAGGCACACGTAGATTTTCCTGTTCAAACTTGCGAATGAATGTGTACCAAGATGTCACATGCACGCAGAAGCAATTCAACATTGTCGTTACATATGAACCAGATTCATTACCACCATTAACGGTGTAAAGATGTCCGTCCATGTTATGTATCGTGAAGCTAAGTGTTTTTGCAACAGCCTCTTGAACTGCAGGTGGTTTGTTGTATAGTGTGGTGCGCACGAAACGTTGGATCAAGAAGTCAGGGATGGTCTTGTCGAGGCCTTCAAAGTCGGTGCTGATGAGGTCTCCCACACCTGTCTCCATCTCACGGTTGTAGTGTGTGGCGTCTAGGTACGGATTATACCCAATGGCGTAGATGCAGTCGACGTGGTTCGTGATCATACTCTCAAGGATGTGTCCAAAGTACTTCTTTAGAAGCATATTTATGGACAGATCTATCTCGTTGAATAATCGTACCTTGCCCTTATAGACTTTCTCCTTGGGCAAAAACTCTACTTTAGCATTATCTTTACAGACGAATGTTATAGGCTCACCTCTTTCGATACTTGCTTCATAGTTGTAGTAGTCATTCCTGAGTTCG